TAGGGTTCGGCTGGTGTATTTCACCTTTCTCTCACAGAAAATATATAAAGGGGCGCTGTGTGCTGTGCTCTACCCTATCCATGCTGTGTGATGCTGTGCACCAGCCTGGCTCAATATGGGGCTGGGCTTGTACATGTTGCAGCAGCTCGAGTGATGCGAGAGGCGGTCTAATGAGATGGGTCTGGAGTCTAGAATGGTGTGCACTCCACATCTCGTCCCCCCCAAAAAAATATTACTTTCCCCCACTTCCCTGCAGTTGCCATGCGGGTTTGAGCCACCTATTGCGTGGCTCTTTTTTTAGGTGTATAGTGCAGTTATATGTAGAGGTGTAGATATGCAAACAGAGTTAGTTGTAGAGAAGGTCAGTTTACCCAAGCCTCGTGTGGTGTATGCGTACCCGTATGAGGATATGGAGGTAGGGGATAGTTTTGTGGTGCCTGTCAGTCACAGGCAGCAGGTGTATAACGCCAACTGTAGGGCGACCAAGAGGTTGGGTTATAAGTTTACGAGTAGGACTGAGGGTGAGTTTGTAAGAGTCTGGAGGACAGAGTAAATGGATAAGTTTGTCATAGAGGGTAATCACAGAGAGACGGCAACAGACCTGTTGGACCAGTACATGGTTTGGAGGTTGAAGGACATTATTGAGGACTGCAGTTCTTTTGGGGAACTGGAGGACATCACGCTGTCTTGCAGGGTTTTATTAAGGTTCATGGGTGAAAGTATTGACTGAGCTTCTTTGGACGACTGAGGACGATTTAAGGGCACTCTGTAGGGAGCTTTGGATACGTCTTTGTGTGTCAGAGGCGATGACAGAACAAGTAGCACAAGAGGCAATGGAAAATGGGTACAGAGAAGGATATGCAAGAGCAGTTATACAAATCTCGTCTCAGGCTCAAGTGGGAGATGCAAAAAGCCATCTCTTGCATTAGCAAGGTGAGCAAGAGGAAGTTGGCTGCTGAGTGGAAAGACAAGTACTCAGACATCTTTTACCAAGAGCTGATTAACTGTGCGAGGAACAAGGGTGTCAGGGCTGAGATAGCCAACTGGTCAACAGAAAGAATGGGCAAGCCTGATGAACTTTAATTTAAAGAACTTCTACAAGTTTTGTAGTGAGTTAAAGATTGAGACCAAGGAAGAGGGTCTCAAGAAGATGGGTAACCTCCTGGGGACACAAACGTATGTGATGGAGGAGATGACCAAGGGGTTAGAAGATGACGTTCATTTCTTTGTTATTCTCAAGGGTCGTCAGTTGGGGATTACGACTGTTAGCTTGGCCCTTGATTTGTATTGGCAGTTCACTCACCCTGGTTGGCAGGGCACTCTTGTGGCTGACACAGAAGAGAACAGAGACATGTTCAGGTCTACGCTTGCCATGTACATGGAAGGTTTACCCAAGGAGTACAAGATACCTTTGGTGGCCCACAATAGAAACCAAATGGTGCTCAAGAATCGAAGCAGGATTTTCTACCAGATTGCTGGTAACAAATCTCGATTGGGGCAAGGCAAGGCTATCACTTACTTGCACGGGACTGAAACAGCCTCTTGGGGTAACGAGGAAGGCTTAGCTTCCTTGATTGCTTCTCTTGCTGAGAAGAACCCTGAGAGACTCTACATGTTTGAGAGTACGGCTCAGGGTTTTAATATGTTCCACGACATGTACAAGACGGCTAAGAGGGCCAAAACACAGAGGGCTATCTTCTGTGGATGGTGGAGAAACGAGTTCTATTCTGTTCCTGGCGACTCCCAAATCTACAAGGTTTACTGGGATGGGAAGTTGACTGGGGAAGAGAAAGAATGGGTCAAAGAGATTAAGAAGCTCTACGGGGTAGAGATTAACTCCAGACAGATAGCTTGGTGGAGATGGAAGATGGCTGAGGGCATCAAGGATGAGAGCTTGATGTATCAAGAGTTTCCTCCTACTGAAGACTATGCGTTTGTGATGACAGGAACATCTTTCTTTTCTAACTCACGCTGTACAGAAGCAGCGAAACTCAGCAAGAAGGTTTTGTATGACGGCTACCGTTACGTTTTCGGTCAAATGTTCCAAGACACCGATGTGCTCAAATCCACAGAACGACTGTCCACTCTTAAAATTTGGGAAGAACCCGTGGACACAGCTTACTATGTTATTGGAGCCGACCCTGCCTACGGAAGCTCAGACTGGGCCGACAGATTTTGCATACAAGTGTTCAGATGCTATGCTGACGGTCTTGACCAAGTAGCAGAGTTTGCTACCAGCGAGATGAACACCTACCAGTTTGCGTGGGTCATTGCCCACCTCGGTGGTGCTTACAAGAACTCAACGCTTAACCTTGAGATTAACGGTCCAGGTCAGGCTGTCATCAATGAGATGAAGAACTTGAAACGTCAGGCTGCCAACACAGGTGGAGAACTTGGTAGAGGCTTGGAAGACGTACTAGGCTCCATGACCAACTACATTTGGAGAAGGAATGATTCCATGTCTGGGCCAGGCAACTCTATGTACTGGTTGACCACTGCCAGTTCTAAAGAACGCATGATGAACTACATGAAGGATTACTTTGAGCGTGGCATGATGAACATTGTCTCTATGGAGACCTTGGACGAAATGAAGAGCATTGTCAGGGAAGATGGGTTCATTGGTGCCCCTGGAAGGGGTAAGGATGACAGAGTCATTGCTTGTGCACTGGCTGTGGCGGCTTATGCAGAGCAGTTGCAACCTAGACTACTTCAGATGAAAATAACGAGAGAGGTTTCCAAGGCTCAAGAGATTATGAGTCCTGAAGAAATAGCCGTGGGTAAAAACGTCTCTAACTATTTGAAATACATAGGTATTTATGGTTCCGAAAAACGCCCCCCTCCCCAAGTCTGAACTCAAGCGTCAAATCAAGAAGTTCCTAGAAGACCTTGACCGTGGCATCAGCATCAAGAGCTTTGCTGAACTCTGTGGCATCTCTGCTCAACACTTGAAGGATGTCTTCAAGTACGAAACAGAACCCCTGACAGAAAACGTGCAGATACGGGTCAACAAAGGCTATGACGCTTGGAAGAGAGGCGTTGTGAGGGTCATGAAGAGGCGGGATAACACAAGGTACGTTGACTATCGAAAAGAGGCGTATAGCCCCTATATGCCCAGTAACAAATTGGTGCTCACCAGAGAAGGTATCAAGCTCAAGGTGGGTATGGCAAACCGTCACGACTACAGTGACAAAAACTTAGATGAAAGAGGGTAACAACATGGCAATTCTTAGAGACTACTACTGCGAAAACCACGGCATATTTGAGGCTTGGGAGCCTAACTGCCCCATGAAACACTGTAAAGGTGCCATCTCAATCATTCACTTAAAACCTGTTGGCATGAAATCTGACAAAACAAAAAAGGCAGATAGCACCCTAAAAGGACTTGCACAAGACTTCCAAATGACGGATATTAAGAGCACACGAGCTGGTGAACACCAGACGGGTTACCTCACGAGAAACAACAAGCTCACGCAACAAGAACTAGATTTTGTGGCGGGTGCTGAGGCTGAGAAAGAGCGTCAGATATTGGCTCAAGGTCCTAAAGAGCCAAGACCTGGGGACGCAGCCATGTGGGGTGCCCAAGGGGGCATCAGCATGAAGAGCGTGATGGGCGGTCAATTCAGGCCCGTCAGAGACGAAGCCGTGAGTATTTTGCCCAGTCAAGCCTCGCCAACTGGTAAACTTAGTGGTCCAATAGCGGGTAATGGGTCTATGCGAGACCATGAAAATTTACAGGTGCCTAAATGAGAATTCCCAGTAATGACTTAGACAGAGAAGAGTTTTACCTTGACCTCATCCGCAAATGCCTCGTCTCCAGAGAGGAAAGAAAGACGGACTATCAGAACTTACGTTCTTGGTATCTGTTTGGCAATGGCCCTAGCCAAGCCCCTGCTATCTACAACAAAATCTTTCCTCATCTCGACCAGCTCACCTCCTTCCTCTACTCAGCAGAAACCACAAGATTCTCCATTAACACAGGAGCTGCTGTACCTGATGCTGAACAACTTAAAGTACCTACACTCACCCGTGCTCTCAATGATGAGTGGCTAAATAGCAACGCTGACCAAGTATTTTCCACTGCCACCACCTGGGCACTGGTTTACAACTCAGCCTTTGTCAAACTCATCATGAGAAATGGGGAAGCCCACCCCTACATGGTAGAACCCCAGTGTATTGGTGTCTTGCGTGAAGACACCACCTACACCGACAGACAAGAAGCCCTGGTTCACACTTACTACATCACCAAGTCAGAGCTGTACGACCGCCTGTACAACCACCCCAACAGGGAAGCCATTGTCAAACGACTCTCTGTCTCTGTTCACGAACGTACTGAGATAGCCAATGGCATGGAACGTATCCTAATGTCTCAAACAAATCCCCAGTTGTACGGTAATGTGAACCTCGATTTGTCGGGGCAAAACCGTTACAAAGCGATGGTTGGAGAAGATACAGTAGAGATGACAGAGCTTTGGGTGTGGAATGACGAGACCCAAGACTACCAAGTCATCACAAAAGCAGACCCAGACGTGATTATTTATGACCGTTCTGGCGAAAAAATGTTCCTCAAAGGCGAATTACCTTTTGTGCAAATCTGTCCCAACCCCCTGTACGACTACTATTGGGGGGGTAGTGAGGTCCAGCGACTCCAGTATTTGCAGGAATTACGCAACAACAGGATGACTGATGTACTTGATTTACTGTCAAAACAAGTCAATCCACCCACTGCTTTTATCGGTTTTACGGGTATTTCAGAGGAAAAACTCTTTGCTTTGAACCGTGCGGGGGGTCAAATCTCCAATGACATGCCAAATGCCAAGGTAGATAGGCTTGCTCCTAACATGCCACCCGATTTATTTGCTGAAATTCGTGAAATTGACCAAATGTTTGAAGAAGCAAGCGGTATTGGCAATGTTTTACAAGGAAAAGGGGAAGCAGGTGTCCGTTCTAGCGGTCACGCCTCTCAATTGGCTCGTTTAGGCTCATCACGAGTGAAAAAGAGGGCACTCATCATTGAAGACAGTTTGGAAAAGCTCGCAACACTGTATTTGAAGTGCATGCAAGCCTACAACCCAACACATTTCAAAGATATTAATGGCGTACCATTTATTGCTGAACAATTTACCAAAGATTTTGTGGTGAAAGTGGATGCTCACTCCAATTCACCCATCTTCATGGAAGACCAACGTCAAATGGCGTTCAATTTGTTGAAGGCTGGTGCAATTGACAAGGAAAGTTTGATTGACTTGATTGAACCTCCTATGAAACAATTGCTCAAAGACCGTTTGAAGAAGATGGAAGAAAAGCAAGCACAACAGCAAGCCTCAGCTCCTCCAAAAGGTCCAGAACCCAAGGTAAAAACTGAACCTAAAAAGGCAGGATGATGGCTTCTAATCAACAAACTCAACCCAAGGCTGACCAGCCTAGAGTGACGACAGAATCTTTGAAAAGAACAGAAGCAAGTCCTAGCTTGACAAGGTCAAACACGAGTGTTAAAAACATGTCTGGGGGCAGAACTCAGCGTAGTTATGCTCGCCAAAGTCGGTCGTAAACAATTCAAGGAGCATGTCATGTACAAGCACGCAAAACGTGGTCGTAAGACTCGGAGATAAGGTTTCTCTCTGCAAAGAAGAAAAGGGGTGTCTCGCTCTCCCTAAAAAATGAGTGGGAAAACTTTAAGGAGCACTACCATGCGTAGAGGTCGTAAAGGTCGTAAGTCACGTAAGTGATTTAAGTAGCGTTTTGGGGGTTTCGACAAAAAAACCCTCACCTATTGACAAACTGTTGGTAAGTTGTTGAAATACCAACATCAGGAGAAATTGATGAGCGTCCCTTCAGACAAATTGATGGAATTGATGCGTGGCCCCAAGAGTGCTGGCGTAGCTGCACCTGAACCCGCCCCCATACCTTCCGCTGGTCCAGGCACCATGTCTGACGGTGCTCCTCCTATGGCTTCTCCCATGTCCACGCCTGAACCCAAGATGGGTAGCAAAGAAGGTGCCATGATTAACATTGGCATGGCGATGGACTTGCTCGAACAATCTCTTCCTTCTCTTGGCTCAGAGTCAGAAGAAGGACAAAAGGCACTCAACGCCATCAGAACGCTGACTGGCATTTTGGGTCCTCGCAAAAACAAAACCAATGAATTACAGCAATCTGAAATTCTTCAGATGCTACAGACATTACCCCAGGCTGGTGGTGCCACACCTGAAGGTAAAGCGATGGCAGCAGCACCGATTCCTGGTATGCCTCCTGCTGGCGGTATGCCTCCCCCCCCAGGTGGTATGCCACCTTCCCCAATGTAATCAGGAGTTATCATGGATTTATTTAAACCAAGAGGTGCAGCGGCACCACGCAGACCAACAGACACCAACCAGCAAAATGGCGTTGTGACCAACACACCCCGTTATGCTCAACTTGGTGGCTTGAATGGCGCAAACAAGGTTAGCAAAAACGCCATGCAGGTGAAAAAGCCTGGTGACGGCAAAAGAGTTATTTAATCGGTAAGAGGGTAAAAATATGTCTTTAGAAAATCTTTCATTAGAAGCACGTGACGAGCTGGCTAGTCTTGCTCAAACACTTGCTGAAAATCCACAAACTCGCAAAGACTTTTTGCGGATGACAAAGAAGGTCAAACCTGATTTGCCAATCCCTGAATTAGAAATTGAAGAGTACACGCAAAGAAGCATGAACCAATCTGAGGCTCGTGTGCAAGCTCTAGAAGCAAAGCTCAGAGAGAAAGATGCTTTGGCTGACCTAGAGAAGCGTAGGATGAACCTGATGAAAAACAATCTCATTGAATCTGAAGATGAGATTAAAGACGTGGAAAAAATTATGCTTGAGCGTGGTATCACCAATCATGAGACCGCTGCCGAGTATCACAACTGGATGAAACAAGCTGCCAAGCCCACACCATCTGGTTACAATCCAAGTGGGTTGAATAAGTTTGACTTAAACGCCTACTGGAAAAGCCCTGTCAATGCAGCTCGTAATGAAGCTGCAAAGGCGTTGGATGAATTGCGGAATCCCCGTAACCGTCCTATTGGGTTGAGATAAGGTTTTCAAGAGGGTTTAATTTGTCGGGGCAGAGATGCCCATCTTTAAGGAGTCATTATGGCTATAGGTGGTGGTATTCTGCCAGCAACGGGGTCAAGTCAGTTTACTGAATTAACCTACGTTACCCGCAGAGCCTTTATTCCCAAACTGGTTGTACAACTGTACAACTCCACGCCCTTGATGGCGGCTTTGATTGCCAACAGTCAACAAGCCTCTGGTGGTGTGTCTTCTGTAACCGTTCCCGTCCAGGGCGCACAGTTTGTAAATGCTCAATGGTCAGACTATTCTGGTTCTTTCAACCAGCCTTCTGTCCAGCAAGGTGCTTACAATGCTGAATACGACTTGAAACTGATGATTTCTCCCGTGCCGTTCCTCGGTATGGAAGGCGCAGTTCAACAAGACGCTGCCATTATTCCGTTGATTGAAGCTCGTATGAACGATGCAACCAACGTGATGATGGATGCGATGGCTACGGCTTTGTACAACAACACAACCAACAACCAACAGTTCATTGGCTTGCCCGCTGCTGTAGATGATGGCTCTGGTGGTTCTACATACCAAGTCACTTACGGTAACATCAACCGTAACTCCAACACATGGTGGCAGTCTAAGGTTTACGCTGCAGGTGGCGCAAACCCAACTAGACAAAACATTCTCCAATACATCTCTGGAACAGTGAAAAAAGGTGCAGAAATGCCCTCTTTCGGTGTTTGCGGATTTGGTACTTGGACTTTGTTGGCTCAAGACTTTGTAGGCCAAGAGCAATACGTCATTACCCCAGGTTCTGCCTTTGATGGCGACAACAACGGTCCTCAAGCTGCTTTCAGAGCCTTGATGGTTGCTGGTGTGCCAATCTATCCAGACCCATACTGCCCAGAAGGTACAGTTTACTTCCTGAACACCAACTACTTGAGCTTGTACATCCACGAGCAAGGTTCATTTGTGTTCACAGGATTTGAATCTACCTTACCTAACTGGCAAATTGGTTATGTTGGTGCGGTTATCATGATTGCTGAGTTGGTCAGCGTGAAACCAAAATCAATGTCCAAAGTCACGGGCTACAACTACTTGTCACTATAAGGAGCTGAGTCATGTCACTTTCACCAAATAAAATCATTCTTGCCAATGCAGCCACCAACACGGCTGGTGCATACTTTGAAGCCTATGCAGTTAACGCCACATCTTCTGGTGTGACCGTTCCTGCTGGTCTTTATCAAGCATTGCCCACAGCCAACGTGGTCATTCAGTTCAACACTTCTACCAACATTGCTTCACCAACATGGACTAACATCCTTGCTGCGAACACTGCTGGTATCGTGTGGTCTGATGGTACTAACGTCCAGGCTTTGTCAACCAACACATCTGCAACCATTACGCTTTACGGCTCAAATGGTGGACAGAACGTGTCTGGCACATACAACGCATCATAAGGAGTGCTAAATGGCTAGTTACGATTCAGTTTCCCAGTTCTATTTAGACTCGTTTGGCAACGGTCGTGTAGCTGTTATCACTCAGACTCAACTTAACACTGCTGGCAATGCAGCCATCTCCATTCCAATTTTGAGTGGAGGTTTGACCAAAGGTGCTAACGTAGCATCTTCTGGTTCAATTATCGTGAGAAGGGTTACCATCAATAACCCTAACGGTAGCGTTGCAACTGCTAACGTCTCAATCTCTGCAACAAATGATGGTGGAAACCTAGTTTGTAACGCAGCGACTTTGAGCAGTGTTACGAGTGCTGGCACATATCAAGATTTGTCTGTCTCTACCATTTACAGCAATTTAGCTGTGAGTGGTAATGTGACAAACGCTTTGTATGTAAATGTCAATACTGCAAGTGGTAACAACAACACAGTGAACATTTGTGTTTACGGTGACGTTGTAACATTCTGATGAGTGTGTTTGTTACTAACCGTGGAGACACACCGTTGACCATTGGGTATGACGGTGTTCTCTACGATTTTAAAAAAAATGTCCCAGTGGAGTTACCAGAGGCTGGAGCTGTGCGTTTGTTCGGTTACGGACAAGAGGACAAAGAACAAATTCTGGTTCGTTATGGGTGGATAACACTCCACAGCGAAGTGGAACAAGGCTTGAAGATTTTGTCTCAGTTTGAGATTACAACTGAGAAACCTGCAAAAGACAGCTCTTTACCCTCGGCTGTAGGCGTGGTTCCCTTGCATGTTGAAAAACGTGCAGGGGGAAAACCCTCACAGAGGGCAGCATAACATGGACTCTAAATGGCTACCTTATCTTCCTACATCACGGAAGTCCGAAGGCTCTTGCACGATGCCAACGGAGTCTTCTGGTCTGACCAAGAGTTAACGGACGACATCAATGCCGCCCGTGAACGTGTTGTAAGAGATACTGGCTGTTTACGAACCCTTCTTGTTGCAAGTACACCCATAGGTGCTGATGGTTCTGCAGTCATTCCTTGGTCTGCTAATCTAGCAGTCACCTCTGGTCAGTACATTTTTTCCAACATTTATACCTATCAAGTCACCACCAGTGGCACGCTAGGTACATCTGCTCCTCCATACCCAACAGGCAATGGTGGCTTTCCCCCCACCACACCTTTTGCCAATGGTACGGCTTATTTGACTTACTCTAATCCTGCTGAAATCATTCCATATTCAGCCCTGGATAGTGTCAATCAAATTCTAGACGTGATGAATGTGACCATTTATTGGGGCAATTCACGTATTCCTCTTAGATATTTGCCTTTTTCTAACTTCAATGCACAGTTGAGATATTGGCAAAACTACATTGGTAGACCTGTTTGTTTTTCCATTTATGGTCAACAACAAATTTATTTAGGACCTGTGCCTGACCAAAGTTATCTCATGGAAGTGGACACGGTGATATTGCCAACGGCTTTGACATCTACCAACTTCAATGCCACTGACCCTATCAATGACCCATTTACTCAGCCTGTGGCTTTTTATGCGGCTTACAAAGCCAAATACAAAGAGCAGAGTTATGGGGAGGCAGAAATATTCCAGCAACAATACAAGCAACAGGTGCAAGCTGCACTCAACAGCTCGTTCACCAGACGCATCCCTGACCCCTATTCAACACCGTACTAATCATGGCATCAGCAGAACAGAAAAAGTCCTATGCCATCATTAAGAACTTCAAAGGTCTAAACACCAAGGCCAATCGCACGGCTATAGACAAAGAAGAGTTCTCGTGGATTGAGAACGCCATGCCTATTGGTAGTGGCAATATCCGTATTGTTGCCAGTCAGAACACGGTCAACTTGTCTAGCAATGCAGCTCCTATTGTGACCAGTGCCAATGTCTCATCTCTTTATTCTGCCAACCTTAATTTAACCGATTACATTGTTGCTTTTGAGGCAGATGGTAGGGCTGAGTATGTTAGTTTGACCAGTACAGGCGCAGGTAATGCAACTGGGAATGTGGCAGTAAGTGGTACTTTTTCTAATGCTGGAGTGACTCTAGCCCAGTACAAAAACCAATATGCGGTCATTGGAGACCCTGCCAAAGGTTTGTTTGCGTGGGATGGCACAACTCTTAACCCTGTAGGTTCTGTAGGTTCTATAGGTATTACCAACCCAGGTGCTGGTTATACAGAAGCACCTAACGTGGTCATTGGCGCACCTCCTGCTGGCGGTGTGCAAGCAACTGCTGTGGCAACCGTGACGACAGGAGCTGGTGGTGTGGCTTCAGTCAATGTAACGGCAGGTGGCTCAGGATACACGGCTTTGCCTGGTGTAACTTTCTCAGCCCCCACAACGGCTGGTGGTGTAACTGCTCAGGGTGTGACTACTATTTCTGGTGGTGCGGTGGTGGCTGTGACCATTACCAACCCAGGCTCAGGCTATTTAACACCCCCAAGCGTGACATTCTCCTCTGGCAGCGCTGCTGCTACGGCAGTCTTGAGCACAGGCCAAGTCAATAGCATTACTTTGACCAACGCAGGAGCAGGTTATACATCGCCCCCCAGTGTCACCATCACAGGTGGTGGAGCGACTACCAATGCCACGGCTGTCACATCTTTGGTGACTTTTGCCACGGGTACGGTATCTGTTTTGATTACAAGTGGCGGTACGGGATATACCAATGCAGCCAACACGGTAGTGACTTTCTCGGGTTCTGGTAGCAATGCAGCAGGTACGGCTATCCTATCTGGTGGCTCTGTAACTCAGGTCATCATGACCAATCCTGGCTCTGGCTACACATCCAATACCACGGTGAGTATTTCTGGCGGGGGGGCTACAACCAGTGCTACAGGTATTGCGGTGACCAACACTCAGCCTGTGGTGGACGTGGCATCGTTTTCAGGACGTATTTGGGTGGCAGCAGGGCGTACAGTCTATTATTCAGCCTCTACGTCTCCCTTTGACTTTACGTCAGTGAGTGCTGGCTCACTTACATTAACGGATGAGACGCTACATGGAAACATCACTGCACTCTATTCTGCTAACAATTTTCTCTATATTTTTGGGGATGACAGTATTAACGTCTTTTCTGACGTGCGTGTATCTAGTACTGGTGCAACTCTTTTCACTAACACAAACGTATCAGCGTCTGTGGGCACTAAACGTGCTTATGCTATTTTTCCTTATTTTCGTAGCTTGTTGTTCATGAACGACTACGGCATTTATGCCTTGGTAGGCTCTACAACATCTAAGATTTCAGACCCTCTTGACGGTGTTTTCCCCTATATTGACTTCAGCAAGCCTGTGACTGGGGGGCAAGTCCTGCTCAACAACATCTTGTGTGCAGCGTTTAACTTCTATGTCAACTCATCTTTCCCTCTAGGCCCAGGTCCTAGTCGGTATGTACAGGCTATTTTCTTTGATAAGAAGTGGTTTATCACGTCACAGGGAGATGGCATCAATTATGTCACTTCTGTGCCTGTTGCTGGCAAAATCAGCCTCTATGGAGTGGCTACAACCGCCTTATACAACCTGTATTCCAATACCACGTCTAACATCAACAGCTATATTCAGACGGCTTTGGACCCTATGGGGGACAATATCAGGACCAAACAGGCTCTCAAATTTGGTGTAGAGGCTACTTTGTCCAATGGTGGTACTCTGAACATCACTGTGGACTCGGAAAGTGGCTCTAGTCCTGTGTATTCATTGACGGCTAATGCGTTTTGGGTTAATAACTCAGGAACGACAATAGGTTGGACAAATAATGCAAGCGCAACGATAATTTGGGTAACGGGTACTGGGTATTATTTGTACAAATCAGATGCTCAACAGTACGGAAAATACCTTGGATTGACGTTAACAAGCAGTAACGCTGGATTTGATGTCAACACATTTGAATTTGAACATGAATTAAGAGTGAGGTTCTAACATGGCTGTTCCCTATACCTTTGCCACGGCAACGTCTGCAATTCCGTTATCTCAACTGGATACCAATTTTGCAACTGCTATCACACTTGGCTCTACATCTCTGACTCTAGGTACAACCACTACGTCTGTATCAGGGTTAACACTAGCATCTCCTACTTTGACAACACCTGCACTGGGTACTCCTGCTAGTGGAACACTCACCAACTGTACAGGTTTGCCACTCACGACTGGTGTGACAGGAACACTAGCTGTGACCAATGGTGGTACAGGCGTGACTACATCTACAGGCTCTGGTTCTAACGTACTGAACACTTCTCCTACTTTGGTGACACCTGTATTGGGTACACCTACGTCAGGTACGTTGACAAATTGCACAGGATTGCCCTTAACAACAGGAGTCACAGGCACATTACCCGTAGCTAATGGTGGAACTAACCTAACATCATTTACAGCAAATGGTGTGGTGTATGCGTCTAGTACAAGTGCTTTGGCTACTGGGTCAGCGTTAACATTTAATGGAACATTGTTAACAATTAAAGGTGGAAATGCTAGTACGTTGCAAGTTGACAATGGTGGTCAACAATACACCGAACTGGACTTTGCTAATAATGGAACTATCAAAGCATCACATTATTGGGACAATTCAGCAACTAATTATTACATTGGTTCTAATGGTCAGATGCAATTTAATAGTGGATTAACATATCCTTTTGTTTGGGCTTGTGGTGGAGAAAAGATGCGCCTCACAAGCGCAGGCAATCTAGGTATAGGTACAAGTAGTCCTACTTCTATGCTACAAGCAAATGGTAGTTTGTTTATAACAGGAAGAACAGTTCCAAGTAGCGGTGTTGGCCCTGAATTGTATTGGAGTGGTACACAAAGCTATTTACTTTCATATGATAGATCAGGTTCAGCTTATCAACCTGTTAGCATTGATGGATCACAAGTACGCTTAAATATAAGTGGGTCAACTGCTTTATATATAGATTCAAGCAGTAATGTAGGATTAGGAGTTATTCCTAGTGCTTGGTTAAGTTCAACTGTTGCAATGCAATTGGGAAACTACGGAAGCATTTATGCGTATAAAAATTCTGGCAATGTATATTTGAATAACAACTTATATGTAAACAGCGTAGGCAATGACATTTACTTAAACACAGCACCCGCTGGTCGTTATCGCATTACAGATAATGTACATATTTGGTATAACGCACCTTCAGGCACTGCGGGTAATGCTGCTACTCTTACCCAAGCAATGACACTAGATAATAGTGGTAACTTGTATTTACAAACAACTACAAGTTTAACTGCTAATTTTCAAACAGTTGGAAATTGCGGTTCTGTTAACTTGATTGCTTTGCAAGACACTGGAACGTCTTATGGTTCAACATCTTGGTATTTAAAATTATTAAATTCAAGTGGTTCAACATCAGGTGGAATTGCACACACTGCATCAACCACAGTATCTTTTACAACTTCTTCTGACCAAAGATTAAAAGAAGACCTTGGTATTGCAATAGATACCTCAATTATTGATAACATTAAAGTTCATGATTTCACATGGAAAACAGATGGTAAAAAAGATGTTGGCGTATTTGCTCAAGAAGCATACGAAGTTAAACCATCTGCAATATCTGTTGGTAAAGATGATTTAACAGAAGACGGTCAACTTGCACAACCTTGGTGTGTAGATTATTCTAAGTTTGTGCCTGATTTAATCGTTTATTGCCAACAACTTAAAGTAGAAATTCAATCACTCAAGGCTGAAGTAGCCACACTTAAAGGAGCTTAATATGTCAGCAACAATAACTTGGACTACCGATTGGTTATCCACTTCAACACAGACAATCAATGGATTTACATCTGTTGTAGTCACAGCAGGTTGGAGGTGTACAGGTACTGAAACAGCCAATGGGAAAGAATATAGCAATTCTATTTATGGAACTTGCTCGTTCACAGAACCTCCTGCTGGAGACCCTAATTTCATACCTTTTGCAAGTTTAACGCAAGCAGAAGTCAACAATTGGGTTTGGGCATCAGGCGTCAATCAAGAAGCAACTGAGACTGCTATCAACAACAATCTCAATTTGCAAATCAATCCCGTAGTGATTCAGCCCCCACTTCCATGGGTAACACAAGGAGCTTAAAAATGGAAACAGTAACACTTCAATCACAACTCGTTAACGTCATTCTTCAATATTTGGCAACTAGACCTTATAACGAGGTTGCTGCTCTTATTGCAGAAATTCAAAAGCAAGCTACACCTCCTGTAGCTACTCCTGAAGTAGAGCATCAGCAATGAGCGTAAGCGCACCTTTTAGCCCTTCTGGTAACACTGTGGTGTTTGCTGCTGCAACGTCAGCGCCTACACCTGTGCAAGCCATCTCTTCTACTTTAGGTGGTAATCAGTATCGAGTCATTAACTCTGGTACGGTTATTGCCTATTTAGGAGTGGGTAATACGTCTGCCAATGCCACGGCAAATGCGGTGGTGGTGAGCACAACTGCTTCATCTATCCCTCTTTTGCCAGGCACAGATGAGATTCTCACTTTCACACCCAATGCCTATTTCACAGGCATCACAAGCACATCTAGTGCCAATGTTTACATAACACCTGGTGACGGGGATTGATAAATGTTAAAGACAGTCAGTGGATTAGGAGCTACAGGTTCATTGGTTTACCAAGGTTCTTGGAACGCCAGCACCAACACGCCCACGCTGACTTCTGGTGTAGGAACTAAAGGTTATTATTATGTTGTGTCTGTTGCTGGCACTACTACTCTTGACGGCATATCTTTATGGTCTGTGGGAGATTGGGCTACTTTTAATGGAAGCACATGGCAAAAGATAGACGGTAGTTCTTCTGAGGCTTTTGTCACCATCACGGTCACGGGTCTCACAGGCTATATGTATGCCAATAACAATAGCCCTGTCACTGCCTCCACCACCATTCCTGTAGCCAATGTAACAGGAGCTGTTGCCAATACGGTGAACATCATTGCTGGTACCAACCTCACAGGAGGTGGCGCACTCACAGGCAATGTCACGATTAACAACCCCTATAACGGCACTGTGACCACGGTTAACACGGGTACAGGCTTAACAGGCGGTCCTATCACAGGGACTGGCACCATCAGCATTGCCAACACAGGTGTGACTGCTGCTACTTATGGAACAGCCAG